CACGGTTGGAACTTCCGTTTCATAGGTCTAATACTATTTAGAAAATACTGGTATTGCATATCTTTGTCAATACCTGAATGTAAATTCATGTCATTTGCATAAAGAATACAATCAAGGTGATAAGACAAAGAACGGTTTACGATAAATGGTGTATAGTCTTTGTAGTCTAGTTCTCCGTCAGGTGTTTTTTTACGGAGAATGTAATCAACATAATCGAACGGACTCATTTGAATTCACACTCAACCATGATTTCAGTCAAACAGGCAATAAGATTAATCTCATGGTCTGCAACGAAAGCTGATTGATATTGATACTTTGCAATGATAAGAACCATCTGTGGAACAGAATTAGGTGTCAAGGATTCATATAATGTATCATACAACTTTCTGAAAATAGTTGTTGAATCATTATCCAGGTTTGATGTAACCCACTTACGACAAGTTCCAAAGTCTTTGTCTTTCAAACCTTTGATGAGTTCAGTTAACTGCAAATCGGAAACTGATGCAAGAATACCTTTATCAATTGTGCCACTAACACTATAACGCTGAAGCTCATTAAGAACACGGCGATTATCAGGAAAATGTTTCGTTATAACGGCAGCAACCACTTGCTTATCATATGTAACACCTTCTTGTTCTAGGATCCACTCAACACGCTTAAAGAATTGTGCAGCCATCTTAGGTTTACTGCCATTTATTTTAAAGTCAACAACGGTACAACGAGAATGAATTGGGTCGATGATCCTGTTCTTAAAGTTACAGGTGAAGATGAATGAACAGTTCTCCGCAAACTCCTCAATTGCACCACGCAGCGCAGGTTGAGTTGAATTTGCATTTAGATAATCTGCTTCGTCAATGATGATGACCTTGCGTCCACCAGACAAGGAAACAGATGAGGCATAATTTTTGATTTTGTTTCGGAATGTGTCAATACCAGATTCATCTGAACCGTTGATGACAATGTAATCGCAACCAACTTCTTCACACAAGGCTTTTGCAATAGTTGTTTTACCAACACCTGCGGTACCAGACAAAAGAAGATTAGGAATCTCTTTGCGGTTTACATATTCCTGAAATGTAGTTTTGATTGCTTCAGGAAGAATACAATCTTCAACTTTCTTTGGGCGATACTTCTCTACCCACAACATGTGTTCGTTCATTCAAATACTCCATAATATAATTAAATTTCGTCATGCCATTTAAAACCAAGCAGTAACTTGGCAAAAAATCTTACGACTGCATTTGGCTTAGTGGGTCTATACACAAACATATTGTTCGTGATTTCCCACTTGCCAGCATTTTTTTCACTAGGTCTTATAACAAACTCGGTTGTTGGTTGTGACCATGATGTTCCAACAACACCACCATTACTAATTAAGTAACTGCCACTGGTAACAGGACTCCATTGTTTGTTACGCCACTCAGCAATCCATTGTTCAGTTTGAGTGAAATCTAAGTCTAACGAAGTTTGTTCCGTTAGTGGATAGAAAAATGGTATTTCAATTTGTTGCATTTGGAAATGGCCAAGTCAATTCTTGTTCAATTTCTTTAACACGATTTTCTAATACAGAAATTGCTGTATTAAAATGACCTGTGCCTTCTGATGATGGATTATAACGAGTTTTCAAAACCTGAATTTCTTTCCTCAATACAGCAAGGTATTCATCTTTGTCTGTCCATGTTCTGATTTCACCCATCATTTCACCTCATTCATACTTTCAAATAGAGCTTCAAACTCTTTTGACTCTGCAACCTCAGTTTGAAATGAATTTTTAAATTGTGTTTTTGCCATGCGTTTGATAATCTTTTTAGGAACTTTCAACTCATCATTGGCTGCATCAACAATATCTTTCATTGCATCTGTATTTGCTTGATTGCGGTTCATGTGAAGAACCATTTCATCAACATAACCTTTGAGTTTCTTCAATTGGTCTTCATCAAAAGAACCGAATAGTGTAGTTACTTTAGTCATGCCATCATTCCTACAACTTCAAGTTCAGATTCTTCAACGATGATTGAACCATTAGTCAAAGTTATTCCTGTTTTACCAACATGGTCAGCAGCTTCACTGCCCTCTGGAATACGAAATACTGCCACAATATAATGTGGATTAATTGCAACTTTGTGTTTGTTTATTGCGTCTGTTAACCAAATCATATTAATCTCCAAATTTAGAATGTTTGGCTTCAATTGCAATCCAATATTGAATGTCGCCTTTGGTGTTTTTGAAGGACGCCAAACCTTTTGATGAGATTTCAACTTCATATGAATCAGGCATCATCTTCAAATTCTCAGTCAAGAAAACTGCTTTGAATTTTGTGCCATTACCATCAGTAATTTCAGTTGAGTTAATGTGTGCAGCATCATCACTTGCATCAAATGCTGTAACAAAGATTTTATCACCATCAGATTCGATGGCAACATTTGGTGATTGTAGAATACTTGATGATTTAATGATTGCAGCCAAGTCATCAGCTGACAATGTGAATGATGCATCAACAGAAGGCAAAGACAATTCTTTATCTGGTACTGTAACAATCACATTGCGTGATGTTGTACGATAGTTTGTTTTGCGTTTACCACTCTTAAAGATAACATGTTTAGAATCAAAGTCCAATTCGCAATCTTTATCCATAGAATGTACGGACAAAAACTGGTTCAAATCATGGATACAAAAATCTTGGGGAAATTGATCCTTGACTGTGGCTTTTGCCAAAACAGTTTTAGTTGGGGAAATAGTTGCTAGTTTATTTCCAGTTTTGAATTCAATACTAGCATTGATACCGACAAAGTTCTTAAGAACTGCCAGTGTTTCACTTGATAATTTCATTACGATACTCCTTGTTTCAATTCACTCATTATACCTGAACCATATGATTGTGTCAAGCATTTCAATAAATTATTTTTTAAATCTTCTAATGTTCCAGAATTACTAATACGGTGGTCAATGTAACCACCAATCCAACGCCATTCTGATTCATGTATACCTGATTTGTGTAACATGAATTCTTCCGCTTTATAATCACCTCTGTTGGCCTTAACTGCAACTTCATACCAGTGTGGAGTTATACCACGCTGTACTTCAATTAAAATACCAGATTGATTGTGTACGAATTCAATTTCATTTTGAAAACGAACATCGGTAATAACAAAGTTTTGATTTGGATTACTTTGAATATAGTTTTTTAGTTTGATTACCCAAAAGTCTTTGTGAAATACATCACGGCCGACTTCTGTACCCATTAACTGTAATGCTAACCGTGGAGTAAATTCACGACCAAACTCTTTAGACCAAAATACATCTGGTTGTTCCCGCCATGTGCGAGAGGCATCTGTATCACCTTCCAATAAGTGACGAGGCCAACCAAACATTTCAGCAGCTACATCTTTAACACCTTTAGCAAAAGACACAGGTGTAAAACCCATGTCTTTTAAAAGGTCGCCAGCTGTACCTTTACCTGAACCGATAAATCCAAGTAAACCAACAATCATTACATTTCACCAACGAAGTTTGCAACTGCTGGCATATCACCTTTGAAGTGATAGGTACCGATGTGGTCTGTACGCATCCAAGGACACAACCAGATTGATCCACCAATCTTACGCCACAATTGACAGAACATATAATCTTCACTCAAGTAACGGTCTGTACCGCCACCAGTTGGAGAATCAATAGTATCAATCAATGTATCAAAGAAGGCATGAATGTAACGAGAACCATCGAAGTGTGCTTGACCAACATGGTCTGGTTTGTAACGAAGGTGTGGGAATGCTTCTGCAAATTTAGGAAAGACTTCTCGTTTAACCAACATAAAACCAGTTCCAATTTCCAAAACTTCCAAAGGTTCAGAAATATTAAATTGTGCGGTGCCTTTTACTGGATTGAAAACATAATCACCAGTAACTTTTTCCAACATTTGTGGTTCAATGTTAGGATTCTTTTCGATAGCACGCTTGACAGATTTCCATTTGATGGCTTTCTTAGGATAAGGACCACCAATAACTTCTTTATCTAAAGCCAAAAGAGCAATAACATCTTTTGGTTCAAAGTGAATGTCAGCATCCAAGAACAACAAGTGTGTGCAGTCTGAACGGTTTAAGAATTCATCAACGAGATAGTTTCTTGCTCGTGTAATTAAAGATTCATTGAAAAGAAATGAAAATTTAACTGACACACCATATTGCATACACAGTGCTTGCAAATCTAAACAAGCTTTAGCATACAAACCATGATTCATGCCACCATACATTGGTGTTGCAACAAAGATACTTTTCTTTTGTAATTCTTCTTTTTTAATTGAAATTTCCATTTGCTCTCCAGGAATATAAAAAAGGGGAGTACCGCAAGATGCGGTCTCCCCAGTTGGCAAACTTAAGCTGTGTAGTTAAAGCCTGTGCTCAATGCAGCACGAACCATTGCCTTAGTTGGTTTACCCATACGGTAAACAGATACTTTAGAACCATCACCACGTGTTTTGGTGTTAGTGTAGATGACATGGCCTTCTTGGCGCAACTCATCAATACGAGCGGAAACATTTTGGATTCCGAAACGAGCACGAGCTTGTGCTGTTGAGAGGGTGTTGTAACCCTCAGTCTTGCTCAAATAGTTCAAGATTTTTTCTTTTGCAGAAAGTTTGGTAGTCATAATATAATCTCCTAATAATGACAAAGTTAAAAACAAAGTCTTGCGTTTTGCAAGTATTCACAGTATAACACTATTTAGTGTGTGTGTCAAGTATCCTGGCGGTATACTTGTTTATCTACCAACCTGCGGTAGATATTTTGCCTTGGTATCTTCCCAAGACAGGTATATCAAGTCATCATAAAATAACGATTCATAAGAAACGGTATTCTTTTTCTTCAACATTGATATACGGCCTTTAGCGTATTTGGTTTTCCAAATTTGTGCCAAGGCTTCTTCACTGGTATCAAATGATTTTACCAGTTGTTCATCACCAATCTCCTTGCGGAGGTATTCATTGGTGTTGTTGTAGAGAGGTGAGAAATAGATACCTCTCTGATGTTCTGTACGAATCAAGTTCTTAGGAATGCCGAGTTTAGAATAGGCAAAATTCAAAGAACGATTTTTGTGGTCACGCTTAAGTGGAAGACCTTGTGTATTCTTGGCATCCCACCATTCAAAGTATTTGCGTGGATAATTTTCTTTAATCCAATTAAAGACCATCTTCATTGTTTTCTTAGAAGGTTCAAATGCAACTGAACCACTAGAGAAACCCATTTTGTTCCAATGTTCAAGACCATCATATTGAGATAGACCATTGGACTTAGTATTGCCATAAAGAGAAGTAGTTGTAACTCCAACGAGAACATCACCATATCGTTCTTTCCAATCATTCTGTACTGTATCAGATAGACACAATAACGCAAGCAATTTACCACCCATATAATTAAAACCGAGTGGTTGTAATGGAACGATTGTAGAACCAATTGCAGTATGGTTAATCATGCCTTGTTGTGTCTTAACATCTCTAGGCCATCCAATCGCATTATCTCTTGGTGTAAGGTCTAAGAAGTCAGATGATATACAGATGACACCAAGATACTTTCCCGATTGTCCATCAACAACGGTGTAGAATAAGTTACGACCAATGTTACTGTTGTTCTTCATTGTAGATGAGAATGTACGAATTGCATTCCAAGTTTCAGCCAAGTCACCATTGTGAATTTGCATAACTGGTCTTAGTTTTTCGTAATCATCTGGTGATTCTGGCATCCAAAAATTAGATTTAACTTGGTCAATCAAAGTCTTTTGGTCTGGATTAACCATTTGTGTTTCAGCACCAAACACTGTAGAAACTTCATGTACAGGATATCTCTCATGTACTTCACACCACTTCTGATATAAAGTATACTCACGCACATCCATTTTGGATGCATAAGATAAATCCTGTATTAAAGTTTCTTTTAATACATCAGTATCAATGTGTTCAAACGATTCAACTGGATTGGCCTGTTGCCATTCATTCCATTGTTTATCGACATAATCAGTAGGTGTTGCCATTAAATATTTTTCGCTTGCATCTGTTTCAAAATTTTAGGATTGAAATACTTGCGTCTAATCTTTTCCAGTTTT